AGAATTGTGAATACAACACGGAGCATTAAATGATATCCATCCGGAAGGAGTTTTCTTACGAGCAGTAGGCAACGATGTCAGGATAGTCGACTGGATCAGGTTCATACATTATAGTTTACGCTCTATAAAGTACTTTGTCAATCTTTCCTGTGGTTGAGTCCGGGTTATTGCCCCAAATAAATCTTACGTTCTGGTAAACTCCAGTGAAGGTAAAATAGCTTAAAGTTGAACTAGCTGAAAATGAAATAGTGCCGCCAGACTGTCCATCAACAGTAATATCAAAGAAATCATCATCATCTGGAGTACTAGCCATGGTGCCTTGTACTCTGAAACTACCTGTAAAAGATGTTTTGTACACAGCAATTGTGTGCAGAGCTTTATTGTTGTTCATTCCAGGTTTTGCGTCAATTGCTCCAGACTTTCTTTCAAGTGGCCCACCAGTGGAAAAAGTTGAAACACTTGTGCTAGGAACAAACTCAGGATACGCTCCGTCTAGTAGTTCGATTGTTCCTGCCGCTGCGTAGCCTGTATCTGAATATGTTACTTCACGGCTATTATCTGATTTAACTTCACGCACTGCAAAACTATAAAATTTAGCATCTAAGCCTAATAGATCAGCCTCGGTAATTGTGCAACTTGCATCACCTTTGGTACTTGTAGTTGATCCGTCATCTAAAATCGTGAGTGTTTTGGTGATTACGGATTTTTTGGACTCCGTGTCTATCATATTAAACTCATACGTTTTGGATGTTATATCCTGAGCCTTTTGATCCTCGTTCTTAAAAGTAAAATTAAGCGGATTATCGACTCCTCTATGTAGTGTTATACGTCTATTGTACACGTTTGAGTTCCTTCCGTGATAACCACTTACATAAGCAATTACCAGCTGTGATAGTAAATACCTTGATACTGTTTGCATAATACATATTTAACAGTATTTATAGATAGAGCATGAACGAAATTTTTAAAACACTGAGGGATAAATTTCCATTTTTGAGCCTGATTCGTAAGGGCGATTTGGAATTTGTTGGTATTGTGCAAAATCAAGATCAAAACGTGATTAGTTTTTACGATTACGGACGGTTATATTCGCCTCAGGATAAAATGTATTTTTTAAAATGTGGCGAGACATGGTGGTACGAGTCAAATAGAAAATTACCAATTAACATATTTTTAAAAGGTGACTTTAGGTACTTTAGATCAACTCTTATTACTTTAAACTCTAAAGATATATCAATTGTTGAAGGCCCTACAGTGAAGCTTTCTGAAATTTCAAAGAAACGGGTAAAGCGTAGAACAATCCAACTTGTAAGAAAACCTACTTAATTTCTTTTTTACCAATTAATTTTTCAAAGTATATTGTAAGAAAATTATTTCTTTGATAATGATTAAAATTGGAAACTAGTCTGGATTTTTTTGGTTTTTTATTTTTCCGAGTTTTTTGACGTTGCATCAAAACTATATTTACCTTCTGAAATCAAATTCATCTGGACAACTATTGCGTGAGCATATGCTATTGCGTGCGACTTCTTGAAAAAATAACTTCCATCTGCTGGTTTTCTCCATACATTAGTTTTTATATCATCCCAATTTTGTTTCAACAGATACCTTTTCGCAGGTCTTATTATAGCAAGCACTGAAGCTAGTTGTTCTATAGTTTTTGGTTTTAATTTTGACACTATGTCAAAATGTCCATTCAAATGAAATAATTCATCAACAATTTTTTTGTCTTCAAGCATATCCCAATCAGGCTCTTTGATCATTAGTTCTACAAGCTCTTGTTCGCTTGCTACGTGTTTGTATATGTTAACGTTCAACATATCAATTTTGAAATAGCCTCGGTCTTCAGCAACTTTATAATCTAATGACGAGTGACCTGTTACTGGATGCTGAGGCACAGAATGAAAGTATACTCCAGTCTTGTGTTTGTCAGTTTTATCTTCTTTGATAATTGTAGCGGGTGTGTGCTTAAATAATTTTAGCACTCCATCTCTATCAAAAAAATCAATATCTACGTCGGGCATTAGTGTATGCTACCTTTTCTTTGCTTGTCATAGTAATCAACAAATTCTTGTTTACTGCCAGGCTTTAGTATTTCTATCATGTCTAATAATTTTTTATATCCGCCACTGTTTTGTACTTTGCTATTCATATCTGGTATACAAACTTTTCCAACCTCACCATCTGCTTTGATATGTATTATGAAGTCACCTTCTTCAAGATCAAATTCTAGTTCTTCATTGCTTTCAAAATTTATTCTACTCAATTTTTGCCTCCTTTGCTGTTTCAATTACAAACAGATGATCAGCTGGATAGCTTTTAAATTTGTTAGCCCAAAATTCAGGACTTATAAATCTTTGTGTCATTTGTAATTGTTCGTCACTAAATGATTGTAACATTTTTTTCCCAGCCGGACAACCTAGCAATAGCCATGGAGAAATCTTTCCTTGTTGTATGTGTTGCACTGCTCTAGTGGTGTTGACTAATCTAAAGTAGTCTGACCACTGTGCTTTTTGTTCGGCAGCCCAATCCATCATTGTGGCAATTGATCTTTGTAACGCAGACTCCACAGGTTCTACTTTCAATGTGTCAATAAGATATGTTTCGTACAAACCGTCTCTTGCCCAGTGATCAAGTTTTATTTTTGATAGTATTACGTAATCTATATATTTTTCTGGATACAACGGATTTATATGCATCATGAACCTGCCAAATTTTACAAACGCATTATAGTATGAACTCTTACAAAAATCATCGTATGTTTTTTCTTTTGTATTGTTTTGATGGATTTGATAGAATCGCTGAAAAACTAAAAAAGCATTCTGCACCCATTTTTCATTTTTTTGCAAGTGTCGACGTTTTGGTTCACACATGTGGACCTGTAGTGTTCGTTCACGTGTGAAAGTTTTGCCACAGAATGGACATTTATTTAGAGTTGATTCCATGTGACTCCAATAACTCTTCTAGTTCTTTATCTGTTATAATTTTATCTAGTGTTTCAAGATCTGACTCTTTCATGTTTGGATATAGTTGCTGTAGCTGTTTCAAACTTTTATTTGGCACACGTTTCATAGGCTTTATCCAAGGATGAAACTGTTGCTTCAAAGCACCACACATAGAAGTGAGTATCCAACAAAGTTTTTTGTGTTTACCGGATAGCACAAATAAATTTTTATTCACACACTCATTGACCATTTCTACGTAGTGTTCAATATAAAAACTATCCTTTGAAGATACACTTGATGCATATCTCATCAACATGTATGGTGAATATAATGATTTTTCGTGATCGTCAATACGGTCAAAGTAGTCTTTGTTTCGAAAGTCTACTGCCTTAAGACCATTCCTTAGTTCGAAAAATTTCCTTTTGCTTTTCTCTGTCATACTTTAGTCCAAACATTGTACACTCTTTTGCTGTGGAAAAATAGAGTGTAAGTTTTTGATTTTTCATTTTTATTTCCGTAAATTTTATTTTTTCTTGTTTTATCCATTTAAAAAAATTATCTGGCCAAAAACGATCAACCCAAACATATCCTTCTTTTATCTTCACAATAGGAGCCTGTATGCTAACGTGTTTTCTACCAGACCGAGCCATAGTCCACTTGTTCGCATTGTCTTGAAATGTCTTTTACAAAATATGCACAAACTGGTTTTGGCCCATCTGTTAAAGGCACAGCTAACATCTGGCCAGATTTAATTTTGGGGAAGTACCATTTCACCTCTGTGTATATGTCAACCACGTCAATGGGAAAGAAATCTGGCTTACTACTACTCAATGGGTTGAATGTGAATGCATCAAATCCTCTGTCATTCAAACTTGTTATAGGCAAGACGTGCATTTCTGGCTGTCCTTGCTCGCCTATTAACATCTTCCAGTCCAATGGCATTTTAACTTTGAATTTGCCAATTTCTAAAACTGCGGCCGGTGCATTAAAACTTTCTAAAAAAATTAAAGGAATGTAAAAGAAGTCAGGATTCTCTGGATCTGAATTATCTAAAACTGCAAATCTTAATTTTTCGTCTACCCATTCTGGTATTTTTTCTAGTTGATATGTTTTATCATCAAGTGTTAGTATTTTCATATAAATCTGTGTCTATCTTTTCTATATTATACGGATAATTTGCCTCTTTGTAAAACTTTTTTCTTTGTGTGAGATGCCTTCTAGCAAACTTACAAGCACTGGTGATATCCCATATACTCACTGAATCTTTGTCTTCGGCCTTACGTATGCCTCTACCAATTGATTGTATGACTCTCACAAAGCTTTTTCCTGGCTCTATAAGAACCAAATTGAAAATACGAGGAATATTAATACCAACAGCGGCCACTCCATATGTGGCGATAATAACTTTAGTTTGAGCAGTAGATACTTCATCATAGTGTTCTTTCCTTTCCATGTTTTTGGTGGCGCCTCTTATAAAGACACTGTCCTTAATTTTCTTTTCTAATATTTCGCCTGCTGATATTCTATCAACAAGTATCAGTGTGTTTCCCGATGTGCTGATATCATTTATTGTTTGAGCTACCCAACTCATACGTTTAGGATCAGTTGTTAGCCATTTTAGTTCTTCGGCATAGCTTCTAAACTCTAATATATCGTTTGTCTGTAATACATTGACATGACAGTTAGCTAATACTCCTTTGTCCTGTAGTTCTTTGGCAGGTATTTTGTTCGTCACTTCACCTATTGATACTTTGATACCCATGTATTCATAATCTTGTTTTGGAACTGTGCCTGTAAGTCCCCAACGTATTTGACAATGTGCAAACGGCCCAGTCAACATCCTTTTAAGTACATCTGCCTTAGCCATGTGTACTTCGTCAACTATTACAGTGTTTATGCCTTGGATAAATTCTTTAAAGTCTGTGCTGTGTTCGTCCTTTGATCTTTTTTCTAGCACATTTAAACTTTGCCAAGTTGCAATTGTATTGTATCGACCTATCTCTTTTCTATCTCCATAATAGACTCCTGTATCTAAATTACAAGTCAAAAAGTCTTCTTCTGTTTGTGTAACAAGACTTTTATTTGGCACGATGGTTAGTGTGCGACCGTAAGGCTCGACCAACTGGCACAGTGCCGCAGTAATAATGGTCTTACCTGCACCAGTGGCGATCTCTTGTATGCTTTGCGGATTTTCAATAAATTTATTGATTGTCTCCACTTGATAGTCTCGTAATTCAATGCCTTGTCCTGCACTAGGATGATTCTTTGGCCATTTTATATGTGCCAAATAATTTTTATCAATAGCTGTAAATTCAAGATCTTGTTTGGGGCGTTGATCAACTAGATCAACATATACTCCACCGTCCTCTAAAATTGGCAAAATTTGATCTACAAGATACAAATATGTTGTGCCGCCAAGTCCAAAAAATGCTATCTTACCGTCCCACCGGCCAAGCTTTACAGCTGGTAGATGATAAGCATAAGGAACTTGATATTTAAATTTTTGATGTAAACGTTGCCGCCATTTGAGATCTAAATTCTCAAATTTAACATTTACTTGATCTTTAATTACCAGTCTGCAACTGCTCATAGTTTTACTATAACTTTATCTAACCAATCATAGTTTGAAGGTTGATGATCATTATAATACAACTTTTTTGGAAGATTATCAAGTAGTCTTTTTAGGTTATCTGTTCCGCTTACGTAATATCCACCACCTATTGCAGTTAATGAAGCTTTTGGTTTTATTTTAGATTTTATTAATGTTCTTGGAATACGGTTACGAACAAAAATTACTTTTGTGTTTTGATCAATATATTTAAATTGTTTGCTTAATTGGCTTATGTCAAACCAATCCTGAAATTCATCTTCTGCTATCATTTCTCTCCTCGGTTCTTTAATCTCAAAACCAAAACTTAAATTTTTTGTTGTGCTTATTCCATGTCGTTCGAAACATTGTAACCATTCCATCCATTCCAACGCATCTTCTCGTGTCTGTATATCTCCAGATACCGGCATTAACAAAGGAAAACAATCAAGTTCATCAAGACCGTTGATCAGTTGATCCTTACCATAAACTTTGGCATCTATCCATAATTTTTGATTATTCGAATGTGCGAGTTTTTTTCCAACTTCAGATATAGCATCAACGTTTATCCCTTTTGTGTTAATCCCAAAATTTTTCAAGACATCAACTTGCTGTAATAATGTTTTATTTGCAATGTCATTGTTCCAGTGCTCAACTAGTGTATCTGGTGCATTTGCTAAAACAATTTTATCATTTACTAAATTTGCTGTCGTGCTTTTGTAATTTTTTTTCTCTGCTCTAATTTTTTCAAAGTCATCGATTAATGATGTATCCACAAATTTAAAATTATATCTTACAGCAAGCAACGTCAAATAATAAGTCGTCACATCTGTTTGCAAAAATATCCATTTTTTTTGGTCTCCATCATAGCTAGAATATCCTGTTGGTAAGCCTTTTTTGTCTTTCAATGTTCTGATTAAACTTATTAGTTTTTTATCATAGGGAAATTTTATTTCTATCTTTTCAACTTCGTCTGTATCTGTAAATTTTTCTATGCTTTTTAAAAAATTGATAACTCTAAAAGGAGCATCATATTTTGGATTGTTAAGCAATTCTTTAATGTCCATGTTGTGTGCTTGGAATTTAGTCAGATATCTTTTCAGTATTACCAAAGCTAATTTTGCTTGTTTTTCTGTCCAGGCATATTGAGCTTCTGCAAGTGATCGAACTGTTTGATTATCCTTTGGATGTGCGTTAATTTTGCTGTTTGGTGTTTTTGGGCCGTTATCCCAGAAATAATCATTATATGCTAATATTTTAAGGGCTTCGTTAATTGTTTTTGGTAATTCTGCCTGCATTATGCTCCACTGATTTTTGATAATTACTAGTATATTATACACTAAACGGTAAATTTGTCAACTATGGAAAAGCGTACACAAAACACACGTAAATCTTACAAAAGACAGCTTAAAAACAAACTGTCAGAAACAGCTGATTTGGCTTACTTCAAGCCCACAAATGCGATTGCAGTGTATTGGTTTAGAAGACTTAATCATCTGTTATTTAATGGTAAATTAGGACGTGTGCATATTGAAGTCAAAAAACTTCACCATGACTGGGGTAGATGTGTAGCTTTGTGGGATAATAGAAAAACTCCAAAAGGGAAATTTAATCAAAGAAAGATTCCGCATCATATACCAGTAACTTATTATATCCAGTTGCACGTAAAGTTTGACAGTTGGAAAGATTTCATTGAAACTTTAGCACATGAAATGGTACACTTGTACCAAATGACTATTGTCAAAGACCCTTATTCAAATCATAATAAACACTTTTATGCGTTTACTAAAAAATTTATCAATGCTGGGCTGAAACTACATCGTTAAATTTTTCATAAGAAATCACGTGACTATTTTTTAAGTCTGTGCCTGTTTGTAAATGGTTAAGGAACTCAGGCGGATTATCATGCACAATTGTAAAGTTACAGTATGGACGCATCTTAAGATAATCTCTGAACCATTTTAACCAACCTTCAAAAATTGTGTCACTGTGTCGATCGCCGTAACAGTCTGTGCCTTGATACATGTTATTGAATTTGTTTCTACCGTATTCTCTGAAGTCAAATCCTATTAGGTACAAGTTTTTATGTCCATGCACACACGCTGTAGATATAGCTTGATTGCCGCTAATGGTGTGTGTGTTCCATGGAATCAAATGCACCTTATCCTTTGCATAATTTCTATTTACATGCAAAGACGGTGCGTAATGGATTGTGTTTTCCATAACATTATCTTTACACATGGCCTCTGTCATCTGTGTATCAACACTGAAAATAAAGTCAGGCATGAAGTCCCTATAAACTGCATTACAGCCGTATGTTTGTCCTGTCTTTGACAATTTGGATAAATCAAAATTTTTACGTGAAGGGCCATTACCTATTATGTAGGCATTGCCTCTTGGCTCTGCTTTTACTCGATCTTCATAAAATTTTTTCTCAAAGATTTTTTTACCCTGACGTATGATTGTACGTACTATTATTTCTTCACCGAGATATTTTTTCCATACTATTGGCTTTATTTCTTTTATACCAAATTGGTTAGACATATTTTTCTTCTAATCTTTTTTTAATCCTTTGCCATGGTATACCTTGTTCAATTTCATCTGGAAACCATTCTGTATATGATAGCTGATTACACCAATTTTGTCTATCAGGCATAACAGGATTTTCAATATCTTTATAATCTGTATTACCAATGTCATAGCACAAACTTGATTCACTAACAAAGACCGGTATGCCATTGAACACTGCTTGCATGGCAGGATTGCTGCTGTGGTTAACTACTGTCCATGCATTCTCAAAAACTTTGTTTAGGTCTGTATCGTCATAAGTGTTATGGTCTCTCTTTGGCCCTATAATTTTTACATTTCTAAATTTAGTCGTATCTATTGCCACACGATGTCTCGGATGTGGACGGATAACAATTGGTTTTTCTGTGTGTTTTCTTATTTTCTGTATTTGTTCTTCTATCCATTTTGTCATTGGCGGATTGTTACGCCATTGATGACTGTTACTGTGTTGTCCACAAATTATGATGTTGTCTCCTGTTTGTTTCCAAGGTTTTAGTGATGTGTGAAATTTTTTCCATCTATCATCATCAAACTGTTGATTTGCAAAGTCAGCTTCTCTGTTTATTCCGTTAATTGCAATTTTAAAAGTTTCATTTCTTTTAATGCCACCAACTTCTATAACCACCACTGCTTTGTTTTTGTTTGTATATCTATTCCATATAGGCCTATAGCCCGACATTCTACCTGACCATAAAACGGACCATATTACAGCTACATCTGCGTCAGTTTCTTGATTAACAAAAAGTTGTTCATTGTTATTTTCTAGACTGTTTATAAATTTTTTAAATATATCTTTACTGTTCAAAGGCCCATATTGAGGCCATATTTCAATTTTCATTTATATCCTTTTTTGCATCAAATTTTATTCCTGCAAACGGATCATAACTTTCAACATTCTTCCAATATGTTTCATTACGAGTGCTTTTTAGATCACTGGCTGAACTTTTACCTTTTGCCTTTCTTTTGCCTTTCATATGATCGAGATATGCCCCTAGCACACTATTAATAAAGATGTGATGTCCTTTTGCACCAGCGCCTTTTCCTATGTCAACTCCGTGTTCTGGCGCAACTCTTTTTAGAACTTGCCAAAAAATATAACTGTCGTGCCATTCTAATTCTTTAAATATTGTATCTTGTTTATACAAATTGGTCCATGTATCCATAAATTTTTTGATTAACACATGCCGTCTATTATAGCATACCCATCCGCATTCTGGATATTTGTTTCCACGACCAAGATAATTTACAAGTTTATCAAATGGCAGTAAATTTGTGACAAAATCTTTTGGGATTGATCGAAACGTATAGGTGTCAGCATCTAACCAAAGCACATAATCAACGTCAATATTTTTTATTGCATGATCGACCGCAAAAGTTTTATGAGCAAATCTTACTGCGTCCCATAGGTAGCTTCCCTTACCACGGTCATTATTGCCAGCATTTGGATGCCTCCTAGCCCCGCCAGCTATCTCTTGTAGTTCACCATTTGCAACTGGATCATTCTTATGTCTATTTTTAAATGCTACCAAATCTGGATTGACTTTTTCAGTATTGACATATTCTATTTTTTCATGATGCAGATCTGGAGTTGGCCCTTCGTGGTACGCAGTAATTTTTACGTTGTCAGGCCAATAATCAATATGACTTTGTAACATCCTTTTGGCATACACGTCCCAACGATTTTGTGGAAAAGTAGTAATTACTTGTAGACTTGGCATAAAATTATTTAATAGTTTGCAATCTTAAAGGCTTCAAACCAGGTTGCCCACATCATGTCTATCGCTAACCACTTGCCTGTTTTTTGTGTAATTTTCATGTTTGGATCCATCTTGTGTTTCATTTTTTGTTCATATAAATTTAACAGACTTGGATTTTGCTTGATCCAATATGCCATCGGTGCTGTCCAACCAGTTTTACCTTTATTGATAATGTAACTTGGTAGCACATTCTTATATGCATCTCTACTCATGTGTTTCAATTTTTTTGATATTTTTTGTTTACTATTAATACTAAAACAGTATTTCATAAATTGTTTTGATGCTAAAGGATACCTGCCCTCCATACTATATGCCATACCAAATTTATCATTCCTAATCAACATGTCCTCTGGACATATTGTTACACATTCCAAAGCACAAAAGCTACCTAACGGATCTTGTTCATTGTAGAGTGTATCAGGAAACTGCTTTATAAATTCTTGTAACACATCATCAGCACTGTGGATGTTTTCGTTTACTTTTGTTGCAGGCTTCTGTTGCGTTACTAAAACTTTGCAAATATCTTTCCACGACATTGCTTTATTTGAAAAGTCATGTAACAACTTTCCATGCCGAGGATAACCACACATAAGCTCATCACCTAGATCTCCAGCAATCGTAACTTTTATATTATGATCTTTCATAACTTTATTAGTGTATAAATTTGCAGGTAATGTTGGAGTTCTTATTATCTGTTCAACACTCGAGACCGATTGATTCCAATATGATGCATAAATTTCAGGTGTGATTGGTATCTCTGTGTGATTGAATTTAAAATGTTCTGCCAATCTTTTTGCCATGTTAGCATCTTCATTGTAATCTTCTTCTCTCGTGTTTGGATCCGGTACAAACCTTGTTGTAAATGAATTCACTGTGCCTGTAATATCCAAAAGTTCTTTAGATATCATAGTGCTATCCATTCCACCACTTAAAAATAATCCAATCTTTTTGTCACCAATGCTGCAATTTTTTACGCTGCGATTTACAACTTGCTTAAATTCTATAGGATCGTAATTGTAGTCATTCGTTGGCTTGATGAACTCTCTATAATATTTTTGAATTTTTTTATGATGTGTGTCATAGATTAATGTTTCGCCTGGCAGTAATTTTTTTATATTATTAAAAAAAGTATTACGTAAAGGATTATTACTCATGTAATGCCAAATACTGTGACTCAGTTTATCTAACTTATGAGAATTTGGCACCTTGTCTAACAAACCTCGAACCTCGCTTCCAAACACAAGTCCTTCTTTAATCTCTGCATAGTACAGTGGTTTAATTCCAGCATGATCTCTACTCAATATTAGCTTGTTCTTCTTAGGTTGGTAGTAGGCAAATGCATGCATAGAATCTATTTCATGAACAAACTTTGCGCCAAATGTATCAAGGCCCCATGCTAGTAATTCAGTGTCACAGCCAGTGATACCTGCAAAGCCTATATTTTTAAATCGTTGTTTCAGATCATAATAGTTGAATATTTCACCGTTATATACTAACCAGTTGCCTTTTGGAGTTTTCCATGGTTGCACTGCCACCTTTGGGTTGCCCATAATGGATAATAGGTTATGACCTAAAGTCATTTTATAATCAGGATCCCACCAAACTTTTTGTGCGTCAGGTCCTCGGTGCTTACATTTTCTAATATAATTTTGAATAAAGACGGGGTCGTGATCGGTTATGCCATAGATACCACACATTATAAACCTAATTTATTTTTGAATCTTTTATATACTGTGCCGTTTTTAATTTCTTTTATGCTCCACATTTTGTATCCAAGATCGTGAAGCCATTGTGTTCTATCTGGATAGATTGGATCTTCTATTTTCGTCAGATCTGTATTTGCAACCGGCCAACATAATGCAAGATCAGATGTAACAAATGTTGGTATACCTCGCACACAGCTATCTACGCTGGCAGTTGAATTGTGTGTCACTACCGCATGGCAGTTTGTGATTGCTTCTTGGAAATGAAAACGATAATACTTTTTTTCATCACCAATGAAATGTTTTTTTCCAATCTGTAATTCAATATCTTTTGGAAATTCACTTTGCCTTTTCGAAATACTGTCAACGTGATTTGGGTGTGGACGCACTAAAAATCGTCTCTTCGTAATTGGTCTCAATTTTTTGTAAACTGAATTAAACCATTCAATTGGATCCAGCTCATTCATACTCCAATTATCACTTGGTTGTAACACAAATAGTATAGGATCCTCTTCACTTGACTTTCTCCATGACTCATGCTTTACGTTGAATTTGTTCTTTAACATTTCCCATCTGTCTGGTGGACTATTATCTGATAGGAAGTTTCCATCGTTCATGGGTGTATACAGAGAAACTCTAAAATGGTGATCTGGGGAAGTAGATACATTTCCAAAACTTGACAGTACACCACCGTCAAACGTAATAAGTGGTATCTTTTTTTCTCTACATCTATTTGCTAATTCTCTTCTGCGTCCTTTTGTGTGATGCATCTGTTTGTCGCCTCCATAACCAAACATCGCTGCCATTGGTGCTGTTGGCTCCATTTCGCCTGGCACAGTAGGACCTGATCTATTTTCATTAACAATAACAGCTTCATCACCTGCTGCCCGTATGCCTTCTGCTAGTTGATATAATAGGTCATAACTATTGCCACGTCTTCGATCTTTTACCGTCCTTCTAAATATTTCAACTTTCATCGCAGTCCTTTCTAAAAAATATAACCTCCATCATTGCTTTCAATCTTTTTCTATTGATATAAAAATTATATTTTTCTTTGTGTATGTCACATAGTTTTCTTATTTTTTCAAACGATTCGTCAAAAGACCCGTTCAGTCCTAACTCCATCTCTGTGACCCAAAATTTACAATCAATAGTTTGTAGTTCGAGGCCAACATCATACCATAGGCCTTCAACATCAGTTTTTAATATATCAATGCTATCCCATCCAATATCTTCTAAAATTGTTGTAATGTTTTTACAATCTACTTCAACATAATTATTTGGATCATCAAATGCACCTGCAAGTGAAAAACTTCCTAATGCTTGTTCTGGTCTTTTAATTCCAGGCTCCGTCTTATAATAAAATTTCATTTTGCCATTTTGAGGAGCATAAGCACAAGGAGTAAATTTTATATTATTTTGTACTATTTGTTTGTTCAATGTGCGTGCATTTGGTATTTCATTAAACTGTCTATATCCGCCTTTTAAAAGTATTTGATTGATATTTTTAATAGTATAAGGTGTAGGATCAAATAGTCTTACATCTAAGTTCATGTTATCAAAACAAATTAATTTTTCAAAATTCGCATCTCCTCCTACTCCAAAACTAAGAACTTTTTTAGATTCTTTAACAAATTTTTCAGGCACATGATAGTTTCTATACACTTTGAAGGATTGATTGGTAAAAAGTTCTTGTTCGAATAGCCTTATACGTTCAACTATTTCTTTGTTTTCTGGTTTAAGTCTATCCGCCATTTAGCATTCTCCAAGCAGTTCCGTTTGCCATTTCTTCAAGTGTCCAATTATTATAAGCTAAATTGGAAAATAATGCAACTCTATCTTCGTACTTTGGATTTTCAATCTTAGTTAAATCTGTTTCAGATATTGGTAGTGCCGCAGAATTTTCCTTGTCGCAAAACACAGGAACTCCGTTTTGAAAACTTTCTACCATAGTATTGCTGTTGTATGACACACATGCAAAATATTTTGTCCAATCAATTCTACCTTTATGATTTGTTGGTTTGTCAACTTTAATAGTTGCTCCAACACGATCTTTTGTCACAGTTGGATTGTATGGCTTTTCTCTAACATCAATAGGACGATCTGTGTGTTTTTTTAATATTTGCAATGTGTCCTTAAGCCAATTTTCTTGTTTGAAAAAATTTGCAATTGAATTAGTAGGCGGTAAAACTAAAATACTGCGTCCATTTTTTTGCCATGGCTTTATATCCAGTTTAAAAAATTTTTCATATCTATCAGATTTAGTATGTGTAATTTTGTTTTGACAATGTGCATTTTTTGTTATTCTTAGCCAGTGTGGTGTATCATGTGCATTAGTAAAATAACCATGATCCATAAAATAAAAATCCTTCTGTTCTCTCATGCACCATTTATATACTTCGCCTGATCCAGCTAGAATTCCGTACATAGCCAAATTTTCTTTAGGCAAAGTTTTTAGATCTCTGAATTTGTAAATTGTATTTCTCCCTGAAGATCCTTTTACAAATGCATCAACATAACGTTGTGTTCTTGGTTTGGTAGTGTGTATTCCTGCTATCATTTGATCTCTTGTACGCTGTACATAGATTTGTTACTTCGCCTGCTATATTCTGCTATAATGTTCACACTTCTTCGGTGTAACGTGGCATTGGTACGAGGAGTCACTCCGTGTATTGCATTGGCACTGTTATTTGCAAACATGACAAATGTATTTTTTTTATATGGCACCGTTACTGCTATTGAACCAAGATCTTCTTTGTAAATGTGTCTACCTTTAGCCATATCAACTTTGGATACGGTATTTTTTGCATGATAGATCTGAAAGTCGCCACCGCTACTAGTGTCGTTTTCATATGGCATATAAAGAAGTCCAGCATACATCTCTCTTGGATTATCAATGTGTGGTGTACGAGAGCTTACTGTAATTGGTTTGTGCATAACAGTTTGGCAGTCAGTCCACACTGTTGTATCTTTACTGGCCCATCCTCTTGGACCTAGTGTTGGATCTTTATCTTTAAAGTAATCACCAAATAACTCAGATACTTCGTTGTAAAAATCTTTTGATGTATGATACTCAGTAAATTCTTTCCATAAAGCACTAACCACATTTGGCTTCAACATTTCGTCAGCTTTCAATCTATAACATATACCATTATCATATGGAGTAGTGGCTAATAGTTTATCTGTTGGCCATTGGCTTTCTAATTCATTATATAATTTTTCTGGTAGTGCGTTGTCAACAACCACATGCGGATACGGATGTAATTGTAGTTTTGGTTTTGATTGTAGGACTGAAAGCATAATGTACTTAATCTAAGAGTTTAATTAATTCAGGAATGTTGATTTCTAAATCAACCATATCCTTACTTTTTTTATTTTTAGGTTTTGCTTTGTTAATTTTTTTTGCTTTTGCCAAATAAACTTTGTGGTTAAGCCCTAGATGGTGTGACAGAATTGGATATACTTTTTTATCAATAAATTTTTTATGTTGAAGCTCAATTACTTTAGTACCAGGCTGACACCAAAGAGTGTTTACAAGTCCAGCACCGTGTGGTGAAAGTATGTGCGAAGCTTCTTTAAATATTTTCACTTGCTCTGTCAATGTCAAATTATCTAGCGTAATTTGTTCCCAACCTTTTAAGGCCAAAACTAGTTGTTCTTGATTGGAAATATTTCTATTTTCAGCGTCCTTTCTTGTTAAGAATATTTTCCTTGTTGGTTTTGGTTGCCCTGGCACTACAACATTTCCTAAACGCCTAAGCCATTTGGGCATGTTTGGCGATATTATTCCGTCTGTATGATTACTTAATGAAGGCACAACTAAATGATAAAATCTCCATGTTTCATTTTTTGGCATAACATAATATTTTAATTCAGGAAAAAATTCTGTTGCAACTTTGTCAAAATATTTACTTGGATTAGATAAAATAAAAATAAATTTAGTAAAATTTGTGGCCCACCTTTTTTCTAAAAGCCTAAATTTTGAAACTATATCAATCCAAATGTGCCACGGATTATTTGCACTATATTCGTCAATTGGCAACCAAACATATTTCCATGTAGTGTCTTGAAACTGTTTTGTAATTGGTGGCATGTTTATTTCAATAGTATCAGCCCATTTTGTAAAAAAGTTATGTACCTTCTTTGGTTTGTCTCGATATTTGGAAATCAGTGGCCATACGTGATTGGTTATCATCTTTCTATCTTCAGTAATAAGCACTGGTAAACTTGCCACAGAACAATTATGAAAATCCGCAACAAAAGTTGGCATACTTGTAAAATTAGTAACAGGATTTAAATTAGAATATTGGACATTATAATCATAAGAATCGTCAATTATATCCCATTGATGTAAAAAATATTTTATATCAGATATATTTTGAACAGTTTGCATTATTAATAATTATACTATAAAATAGCATTATGATATTATTTTCCAATGGTTGTAGTTTTCTTACCGAACGTCCTAAAGACAATGTGCCTACTTTTGTGACAAAAGAATTAGCTAGAGAATATCAGGATGATTTCATAAACATAGCTATGGGCGGCAGAGGTAACACTAGGATTGACTTCAGCACAAAAGTATGGATTGAACAAAATTATAGTAAAGATCTTTTTGCGGTGATAGGTTGGACAAGTAGCCATAGGCACGATTATGTGACCGATGATGGTTGGAAAGCTGGAAGAATACCAAACACAGATTTAACTTGGCGAACATGGAAAACTTTGGATAATTTAAATTTTATCAATCGGCAAAAAGGTTGGGACGTAGAAAATAATGCATACATGCAATTTTATAATCATGTCATAAACCTACAAAATTATTTTGAACTTAGAAAGATTCCATATGTGATGTACAACGCACTACCAAATTCTTTTTATACTGATAAAATAGATTTTCAAATTATGAAAAATAAAATAAACATGACTAGATTTTTCAATCCAGATACCAGTCATTATGAATTTGTTATGAATGAAAAATACATTGTAAGTTTAGACGATCCTCATCCTTCCATTGAAGGACACAAACTTTGGGCAAAACAATTGAAAGAATATATAGATGTTAACAATTTACGCACCATTACATAATAAAAAATCCAAAGCCTGGGAAGTGTTTGATGGTGTAAAAGCAAGTTGGCCTGAACAGGTCATAATAAATGATAACAGCGTTGCCACAGACGCATTATCTAATGCAATGTTTTGGGGCTTTGTGAACAATAATTTGGAAATGATTAAAAATTTAGAGCGTAGAAAACATCAATATTGGTTTACTGATACTCCATACTTTGGACGATTTGATAATAACAATTTGACTCCTACAAATCATTATTGGCGTGTGTGTAAGAATGCAATCCATGCCAACTTTCTTCCTGACTGTAAATCTGACAGGTTTGAAAAATTTAATTTGTCAATTACTGCCCCAACTTTGAAAGGTGAACATATACTAGTTTGTCCTAGTTCACCTGGTATTCACGCATATTTAGGTGAGCCCAACTGGACTAATGACACATTGAATAAGTTGAGTAGAGTAACTGATAGACCTGTAAAGGTAAGAGAGAAGCCAAGAGGGCGTGGGACTTCTGGTCCTAGTGAAGCTAAGGTGCCACTATCTGAAGATTTGAAAAATGCGTGGGCATGTGTAACAAGTTGCAGTATTAGTGCTGTTGAAGCAATACGTCTGGGTGTTCCTGTGTTCTGTAATGAGCATAGCTTTTCTAAAGAAGTAGGCAATTTACATCTTGAAGATATTGAACAACCTTACTACGGAGATCCTGAGCCTTGGCTTTACAGTTTGGCTTATCAACAATTCACCCCAGAAGAATTAAGTAATGGTGCAGCAATAGAAATTTTGATCGATAAAGGATTTTTGTAATGAAGTTAATACACTATGGATGTTCGTTTGCAATGGGTAATGGCATTCCGTATTTCATCAAAGGCCTGCCTGCTGAAGTGGCACCTAAGCTACACTGGAAAACAGCAGTGAAAAGACAACAAATGCTCAAAACATATGGCAATCTTTTAAAAGATGTAGAAGATCCAATGTCCTGCGGTCTTCATATTGCTAATCAACTTAATTTAAGATTTAGTAGAATAGCTGACAATGGAATTAGTAATGAAATGATTTTCAGACGGTTGCTATCAACAGTTGATCATGATTGCTTTGTTCTTATAGGCTTAACAGGTTACAATCGAAGAGAAGGTTTAACTACAGCGGAGAATAAAACTCATTGGCACACTTGGAAACAGGTTGATCCAGCAGATCCAGTTGGTTATAAAGATTTGTCTTTTGATCCATGGGTAAACAAAAAAGGACAAAGAGAATATAAGCCAGCGATTGAAGAAGAAGGACAAATTAGAACAGCTATACAGATAATTTACATGCAGTCTTTTTTGAAATCAATGAAAGTACCACATTTAATCTTTAATGCTTTGTACAATGGATTTGATAATCCACTTACAAACGAATGTAAAAAATTATTATCAAAGATTGATAAAAAATATTATTTTGATCTACAAGCCAATTTTGATAATTGCCAACACGGCTGGTGTCTAAAAAAAGGGCTTACAGTAAGTGAGATCGATCAACATCCAAACGTTCAAGGGCAAAAAGAATGGGGCAATTTAATGCTATCTCAGTGTAAGAGTATAATGGAAGAACATGCAAATAAAAAAAGTTAAAAACTTTTATGTGCCTGCCAATGATATTCACATACAGGATTGGGAGGGCGGTAAAGCATTTACACAGAATAAATGTTTAGAAAAATTCAAAGCATATTGTATCAACAATAAAATACATTTTGAAAATATAATAGATATAGGAGCATGGGTAGGAACTTGGGCATATGCCATGCAGAATCTTTGTGAAAAACAAATTTTTTGTTATGAGCCAGATAGTATTCATTTCAAATGTTTACAAAAAAATAAGTTAGATAAAGTTGTGCCAATACAGGCTGCAATTGGAGCAAAAAATGATTTAGTAAGTCTATCAGAAGATAATTTTACACAAGCAAAAAGGATTTCTGGAGAAGGTAAAATTAAAATGATTACTTTAGATAGTTGTAATCACACAAACATTGATCTAATCAAAATAGATGTTGAAGGATACGAAATGGAAGTTCTAAAAGGAGCTGTTAAAACACTGAAGAGGGTAAAATATATAATGATTGAGCTCAACAACAATACAAAAAAATACGGAAGTAGTAACAACCAAATTGAAAGATACTTACGTAAGATTGGTTATAGGCCTTTACTAAATCATTGGCCAGATAAAGTCTTTGTAAAAAAATAGTTTTTAAATAGATATATGAAAATATTCATAACTGGTGTAGCTGGATTTCTTGGAAGTCATTTAGCTGATTTGATGATTTCACAAGGTCATGTAGTAGCTGGTAACGATAATATGATAGGTGGTTACCTCGATAATGTGCCACAAGACGTTGAGTTTCATCAAATTGATTGTTGTGATTTAGAAAATCTTACTAAGGCAATGGAAGGTTGTGATATTGTTTACCATACTGCGGCAACTGCATATGAAGGGCTATCAGTATTTTCACCAGTGCTTGTAACAAGAAATATTTTTGAAGCCAGCGTAACCACTATAACAGCAGCGATAAGAAACAAAGTTAAAAGAATTGTTTACTGTTCATCAATGGCTAGATATGGTCATCATGATGAGATACCTTACAAAGAAAGTTTTGAATGCAGACCACAAGATCCATATGGCATTGCAAAAAAAGCCGGAGAGGATGTGCTTAAAAATTTATGTGACACACATGGTGTTGAATATGTTATTGCTGTACCGCACAACATTGTTGGCCCAAGACAAAAATATGATGATCCTTTTAGGAATGTTATGTCCATTATGTTGAACAGAATGCTACAAGGAAAACAACCAATTATATACGGCGACGGCCTACAAAAAAGATGTTTTAGTTACATAGATGATTGCTTATATTGTTTGAATGCTTTAGCATTTCAAGATAATGTAAAAGGTGAAGTAGTTAATATTGGACCAGACGAAGAACCTGTTACAATAAATGAACTGGCAGAAGCATGTGCTAATGAAACTGGAGTAAATTTAGATCCAATACATCATAAGGACAGACCAAAGGAAGTTAAGTTGGCAACATGTAGTTCTGATAAGGCGAGAAAACTTTTAGGTTATAAAACTTCTACAAATATGAGACAAGCCGTGAAAAAGACAGCTGATTATATACGGATTCGTGGCACAAAAAAGTTTCAGTATCATCTTCCATTAGAAATAGTGAATGATATTACACCTGATACATGGAAAAATAAATTAATATGATATCGTTTGCAGTCCCATCACGTGGCCGTCCAAAGCTGGCTGCTAGGTTAGTAGACACTGCTCAATCAACAGCTGACAAACAAGTTGAGATATTATTTTATCTAAATAAAGATGATCCTACTTTAACTGAATATAAAGATTTGTTGAAGGACAATCAATATGTTGTTGGACCAAATCAATCAACGTGTTTAAGTTGGAATCAAATGGCAGATAAGGCAAAAAATGATATTGTAATGTTGATGGGCGATGACGTTCAATGTCAAACTAAAGGTTGGGATACAATAATAAGTGAACAAATTAATCAATACAAATCAAAAATATTAATGGTTGTACCTAGTGATGGAAGGCTGAAAGGATCTGGCCAATACGAAATGACTCAACCAACATTATGGCATGATGCTCCTTTAGGTGCCGCACATTTTGCAGTGCATAAAAATTGGATCAATGCCCTTGGCTATTTGGCACCACCTTTTTTTTGGCATTTTTGGGTTGATGAATATACACAAAAAGTTGCACGTAAAATTAACCGATGTCTTTTTATGCCAAATGTTGTTTTCAAAGCAAAAAAAATATTTGATGCCACGGCAACTCAGGTTAGATCAAATTTAAACATAGGCGAGCGTGATAAGGCAACATGGCATAAAGTAAAAGTACGACACCTGAATGCAGATGTCGCCTGTCTAAAAAAACTTATTGAAAACGATTAATTATTTTTTGGTACTGATCTTCACTCATGTGTAATTGCACAGTTGGTCGCTCCAGCACACTCTCTTTTTTTGGTACTATTTGATATTCAGCATACTTGGTTATAAAGAAAGTATTTGGCGCATACACAACTACTTTGTCATTGCATTTAATATAATTACCAGCATTTCTGTCTGCTCTATCCTTGAAAAACCATAAACATGTTACAGGTAAACTTCTATCAATTGTGGATAAGTCATGATGGTACGTCCATTTCATGTATATCTGTGATTCTAAATTTTGCCAGTGTTCATGATCTAAATTGTTTTGATTTTCGTACAATTTTTCATATTCTATTTGACTAAAAATTGTTTGTGTGCGGAAATATTCAACGGGCGTTTTATGAAAATGATCTTTTTTTAATTTGTCCCAAATCATTACGAACTAAAAAGATTGATTAATTCTTTCTTCCAATCATCGCCATATTCACAATCTCTATACCCATCAAACCATGGGCCACCTTCAGTGTAGTGTAATATTTTTGGAGTGCCATCTCTTGGTTCTTGGTACCAACCAACTAACCAATTGTACTCTAAAGGTAAAGTTCCAATTTCGTTATCATCTAACCAACTAAATCTATGTAGAAATTTTGGCGACTCTTCGTTTAAAAGTTCGGGAGTAAGAATTTTATTTTTTGGATGTTCACAGTTCCAAAGAACCATGCTGGACCAGTTTTTTCTTGGATACACTGTTTGTACTTGCCCATCCATTTTAGTTGTTTCTTTAGGTGTATAGTCGTGTTGCACACACACTACAGCTTTTGAATTGTCACAGTATTTTACAAGTTCATGACTAGGAATCTTCCATAAAAAATCACAGTCACAAAACACTGCCCAACCTTTGAAGTCATTCAAATAAGGAACAAAAAATCTAGTAAATGTAAATTCAGTTGATGCAAGTTTATCTACTGGCCTTGTGTAAAGTCCTTGATCACGCATCTGTTTTTGTTTTAAAGGAATCACTTCCGCTGATGGATCTCTACGTTTTATGGAGTGTTCGCACACCTGGTATGCTATATCTTCTCGGCTATCGTGTCCTACGTAAATCTTCATGTACTATTTCGTGTATTTGTTTCCAATTATTTACACGTATGACATCAGGGTGTTGAAAATCACGGTTATATGGGTGGTCTATTAAAATAGGACGCACACCATATTCAAGTCCAGTAAGAGCATTTTTTGGTTTATCCTCAATAAAATATAAACCTGTATTATGAAATTCAGCTAATACTTGATCCTTGTCCTGTCCCGTATCAAGGATATGATAGTTTTTAAAAATATGATCGCCAAACAATTCTCCCAGGCGTTTTTTTCTTAATTGTTGTGCTGGTATATCTGAAGTTTGAGATGTAATTGGTATAAATGTCCAGCCTTCGGCAGCCAATAATTTTACCCATGTTTGTGATTCTGGCATAGGACTTTGTGTACCCATCCATGCACTTTTGTTAAATTCTCTTATTTCTTTTCTTATTTCAAATACAGACAAACCGAATCTTTCGGCCATTTCGTAAGTATTTTGTTTATCCGGCAAAAGTTTGTAAGGATATATGCGTTGCTGTTTGTCATCATAGTAGCTTCTTTGTAACATCCATTCAGTAAAGTGATGTTCCCATTCGAGAAGCACTCCGTCAACATCCGTTAGTATAATTCTATCTGATATCGGCATCTTCCATACCAGCTACTCTTAACTTAACAATATTTGTTATCTGCCATTGTTTTTGATCTAGTCCTTTTGTTATACCTAACCACTGATTTCTTAAAAGTGCAAATTCATTAATTATTTTTTCCATGTCTACAACGTCTTGCTCACCATCTACATATTTTTCTGCGTCTCTGCTAGATAAAGCTCTGTTGTAGTTTTCTAAAAATTTTTTAAATGACTTGGATCTTGTTCTACGTAGTTCGATGTTTAAATAATTTAAGATAGCTTCAATCTGTTGTAATTGATTGAATCTCTGTTCAACAACTCCTGGAAGTGCTGCTGACGCTTTTTCGAGATTGCCGTATATACGTATTTCTTTTTTGGCATTCTGAAGTTCTGTATCAAAATGTGTAATACAATCTGGAATCTTGTCTAGGTTTCTACTTACTTCGCTGTACCAATTAATTGTCTTCATATCGATCGCTATAATCCTCTTCGTCGTCCTCGTATTCCTCAAAAACTGTGTTGACTGCTTCTTCTAATTTTGGATCATATTCACCAATTGCTTTGATCTCATCGTGTTCAACGCCGATGTCGTCTAAACATTTAACAAAATCAATAGCTGCGTCAGCCTTTTGTTTTTCTGGAATAAAATGAACAACTGCGTTCCATAAACGTTCAATATCTTCCTGGGTCATTTCTACCATTATTCTTCCTTAGGTTGGTCTATGCTTAATTTATCAAAATCTTGCATTAGCATATCTAATTTATCTCCAACCCAGGCTTTTCTGAACTCTAGGTGTTCTTTTCCTGCTGAATCAATGTATTTTAGTCTATTTCCTGTTTGAACTAGTATGCCTTTTTTCTCAAACAAGTCTACTAATCCACTGTATGGATCCATACCTGTATCGTATGGTATTTTAACTTGCACAGACTCAAATGGTTTAGCATATCTTGTTTTCATTACCTTACATGCTGCTCTTATCCCTCGAACATCCGATATTTTGTTGCCTTTTTCGTCCTCTTTTAATTTTAGTTTCTTCATTGCAATTACAATTGAACTTGCGTATATGAAACCTTGTCCACCTGATATTTTATCATCTGGGTCAAACATATCTTGTGATGCATACGTATGGTTAGTTGCTATCAGTCCAACATTCCAGCTTCCAAACATGTTTACACAGTTTCTTACGAGAGCAGTCAAAGCCTTAGGCTTTCTACCCAAGTCACCTTTCATTTCACCTTTTTCAAACTGATCAACATCAGTTGGTGTTAGTAACATACCTAAACTATCTATTACAAAAAGCACTTTTGGAGCACCTTCTTTGTTGTCTGCGTGTTGTTCTTTGTAACCTTTCATGAATTCTGATACAGTCTTTGCAACGTCATCAATCATGGATAAACTTAATTTCAAAAGTTTTTCTTCCGATGTGTCAACTTTTAAGGCTTGTAACCATTGTTCATCAAGTGCGTTTTCTGAATCAATTAATATTACAAATATACCTTGATCTTGTGCATTTTTAATAATGTTGCCTGATGCTATGTAACTTTTACCTGCACCAGACTCACCGGCAAGCACTGATACCTTGCCTAGGGGAATACCTTTATTGAAATCTCCAGATATCAAATAATTTAGTGCATAATTTCCTGTTGATATCCAGTCTGTAGGATCATTGAATCCAATTCCTAATCCTTGAATTGATTTTGTAATACTTTTCCTAAATTTTGTTGCGTCAAATACTTTTGTCATATGTTTCCTTATTATAATACACAAGGCCTTAACTGTCAATAATTAAGGCCTTGGTAAATGTCAGATTATTTTGCTTGTCTTGATCTTATTAACTTCAAAATGTCTTCTGCTCTTTTAGCACTATCTGTGCTTGGTTGTACTGGAGCAGTAGTTTCTGCTGCTGGTTTTTCATTTTCATGTGAGTGCGGTTTGTCACCATCTGCATGGCTATGTGTAGTGCCATCATCATGAGTATGCTCAACTGTTGCAGGCTTTTCTGTTTGTGGTAAACTTACTTGACTTGCTTGTACTCCAGCTGGTCTAAAGTATTGTCCATACTTCTCAAGATCATAAGCCTCTCCGTCTACAGATTTTTCAAATAACTCTTTGATTATTTTTACTTCTGCTTCTGTTGGCTCTTTTGGTCTAAAGTCACCAAGATTGTGTAAACCAAACTTGTCTACAGCACTTCGTTCTGCTTCGTCAAGTGCTCTTTCTCTTCTTGACCATTTTGATGTTGAGTAGTCAGCATATCCACCTTTTGTAGTTTTGTTAATTCTAAAATCAACACCTCTTACACTGTCAGTTGGCAATTCTTCCATTTCTGGATCAAGTAATGCTGCTCTAATAATGTTAAAGATTTGAGGACCAATTATAAATCTTCTAATTGGATTCTCTGGTGTTGTGTCCTCACTCAAAGGATTTGTAACAACAAAACCTTGGAAAATATAACTTTTCTTTTTCCAATATTTTCTTCCCATGTCTTCCATGCTTTTGTCTTTGAACCATGGTCTAACCTCAGTTAGTACTGGACATGTTTTTCCATACATTTCCATACAAGGAACTTGCACAGTAACTGGTCTTGAGTCAGTTTGACCTTTTATACCTGCAAATGGTAGTTTGATCATGTTTCTTTCAGTCCAGAAAAATGTGTTGTTTGTATCCTTATCTGGCAAAAATCTAACGACTGCTTCTGAGCCTTCAGATATATTCCAGTGTGGATAAATGGCGTTGTCTCCGCCTGTTGATGAAGTCGAGCGATTAACTTCTTGTGATTTTAACTTCGCTCTTATTTCAGCCAATGTAGCCATAATGTAAGCCTCCTATGTTGCCTATGTTTGTGCCTAATATATTAAGCATTTGCTATAATATACAACTATATTTATCTAAAGTCTACTACTATTATTGGTAAAATGAAAGTGATTTAATTCTGTCTAATTCTGGATTAGATTCTTTCACTGGATTTTTAAGTTTGTCAAAATTCTTTGCTAGGTATTGCATTGCTTCTTTAG